TGCTGCGGCAGCTTCCTCTACAGCTCTAACTGCTTGTGGTGTGCCAAAATCACCAGATAGGATTTGTTTAGTTAGTTCATTACCAGTGCCAACGATAGTGCCAAATGTGCCACCAGTTGCGCCTGTAAGCAACGTAAGCGCAGTTTCACCAGCACCAACGAGTTGCTCACCAAGTGTTGGCTCTTGTGGCAATGGTGCAGCTTGTTGTTGAAATGTGGTGGTTGTTTCCTCTTGCTTTGCAAGCTGATAAGCCTGTGCCACCGTATCAAATTCAGGCGTTCCACGTTTAGCAGAATTTTTTACAATCCATGCTGCGTAATCATCAGCCGTTGCCATTATCTGCCCTCTAAGATTCTATCTGCTGCTGATCTAACGTCATTAACAGCACGACCAATAGTATTTACTGGTGGAGTTGGTGCAAACTCATTAGGAATTTGTTGACCTGTTGGAGTAGCCCTTTGTGCAGGTGCTTTATAGCGTTCATTAACATCAGTAACTACTCTTTGAGTAAAGTCATTAAATGATTCATTAGGTTTTGTTGCGTAATCACCAGCAATAAACGTATCTCTTGCACGTGTTAAAACACCATTGTTGTTTGCAAGCCAATCTGTTTTAGCATTGGCTACAGATGCGTCAATGTCCTGCAATTTAGCCATACCACGTAGGAAGTTAGATAAGTCGGTAGCAGATGCAGTTTCGCTTGGAAAGCCTTTTAATGCTAATGCAATATCACGATCAGTTGCTGGGCCTGGTGGCAGAGCTTTAATAGCTGCCGTATTACGCAGCCGAGTGTACTCTTGTTTAAGTTGTGTCATCCCACCTTGAAAACCACCAAGTTTTTTCAAGTAATCAGATGCGCTTGATGCAATACCATAGTTACCACCTTGGGCTGTTATGCGTTGTGCTAAATCATTAAATTGATTTGCTGATTGTTTAGATGCTGCTGCATTAACGGCAGATGTATTAATTGCTGTGCGTACATCAGGAGGTAGGTTTCTCTCTGCTGCTTTTATTTGTGCAAGTTTTTCATTAACCGTTGCGGCAGTAGTTTGTTTGTCTAAAGCAAGTTTGGCAGCTCTATCATTAATCTGACTTTTAAGATTATTTACATTCCATTTTTTTGCATCAAGATCAGCAAATTCTTGTTGTAGTGCAAATTGCGCCTTAACATCTGCTGACTTAGCATCAGCTTGTGATTTCAATAAATCAGCAGCCGCTTTATCTTTTGCTGTGACAGCAGTTGCTTGAGCTGAAGTTGCTTTTGCTACAGCCTCATCTGCGTCTGCTATTGCTTTAGTTAAAGTACTAGGTGCTGTTTTACTTAATGTGATTGCATCAACTGTTTTCTTAAAGCGGTCTGGGTCAATCATTGTCAATGCAGCATTAACCCCAGCTTGTGCAGAAGTTGTATCACCACGATCTATAGCATCTAAAATCTGCTGATAAACAAGTGGTGATTCGCCAGAGTTCTTTTTAGCTTCAATGATTACTTCAAGTTTGCTTTTAGCTACATTAGGATTAGCCCTTTCTAGGGCAGTTGATATTTCAAAGCCTTGATTAAAGTCATTCTTAACCTTTTCCTCACCATAAGCCTTACGTGCAGCTTCAGTTGATTGATACTGCTTAGGGTATTTAAGCGTAAATTGAGCAAATTTTTCTTGAGTAGGATTGTTTATAGTTTCCTCTAAGTCAGTTCTATATTGCGCTGCTTGAGTACGTAAATCACTTGCCTCTTTAGCTTTAATGATTGTGTCACTAAGCTCCTCGATGCCTTTGCCAATATCTACCTGCGGAAACATTCCAGCATAATCAATCGGTTTCTGTAATGGATTTATAGCCATATAATTTTCCTAAAAAACACCTGCAGATTTCATACCTGCGACTGACTTACCAATGCTTATTAAATCACCAAATGCTTGTCTATTTACATTGCCTCTAGCTATTTGACCGCCAGCCGTAGCTGCACCTTGGTTTGCAAGTAGGTTAGCAATTGAGTCTGCTGAAGCCATACCTTGTTCAGCTTGACCTGCTGCTGATGCTTGACCTAGTTTAGTAAAGCCACCAAGCCTACCGTATTGTTGTTCAATGAGTGAGTTAAGTATTTGCGGTCTAAATTCACTTAAGGCTGCTTGCACATTACCACCACGCAAGCCACCAGTAGCAGCAGCATTTTGTAAGATAGCACTTTCACCTTGTCGTGTTAGTGCTTGAAAAATAGGGGATTGTTCCTGTTGAGCTATTGCTGCCGCTTGTGCCTCTGGGCCAGCTAACCCAATTAATGCTTTTTGAGCCGCCATTGATTCAGTGCCAGCAGTCACATACGGTGACATTAACTCGACTAGCTTGTCAAACTGCCTACGTTGCTCATCAATGCCAGCCTGTGCAGCCGCAGCTTGCGTAGCAGCACCAGCTTGAGCAGCCTTACCAGCCGCCTTAGCACCAGTAATACCGCCAACTACATCACCAACTAAATCGCCAACAAAACTCATGCTGTTCTCCATTCCTGCCGAGTCATACCCAGCACATAAACGTCTTTAACTATGCCACCTTGTACACACGCACAACGTCTGCAACCTTCGTTTTTAAAGCCTAGTTTCAAAGCAAAGTTCTTTGCCGCCTCTAAGCCTTCAATAATATAAACAGTTACACGCAAAATAGGATGGGCAAAAGCCCATGCCAAACACGCTTCAGCTAAATTGCGAGATTCTTTAAGTGATGATTTTTTAAGCAATGAGTGAAGTTCTAATTCAACTGCACTCTGTTTAATAACCATAAATGCGCCAGCAAAGGTTTTACCTATCCATGCAGACAAGTAAGTAACATTAGGGTGGATGATGGGTGCGGCAGGTCGGTGATCGTGACCAATCTTATTGATATAAGGGTCAGCATACACTTCCAGCAAATGCTCGTCTGTAATTGATTCTGTAACAGATACTAGCATCATGTCTCCTAATAGGGCATTGGGAGCTGCTGGTTGCTCAATAAACTCAGCGCACTTATTTTCTCACACTGACGCATTTTGTCAATCATCCTCTTTTTCTTCCCACGCCTGGCACACTCGCATATCATTGCAGATGAAGTTTAGCTTTTCACAATGACCTCTAAAGCCATAGCCTTCATCATATCCAGCCATTGGTATGCGTTCAATCTTAACCTGCGTCATTACGCTATTGTCATAATACTCACAGTTAGAGCAGTGCTTGCGTCTTGCGTCTTTTTCATCGCATTGCATAGCCTCTGCTAAAGCAGCATAAAACTCTTTATTCTCACTAGGATCGTTGCTTGGCATTTCAGGGCCGTAGTTCCAATCCTGTACTGCAATAGCAAAGTTCTTTTTATTCTCTGCGGTGGTTACAAACTCATCCTCAGTAGGCAAGCCCATAAAACCTTTAGGCATCATTAAAAAATCTTTCATGTTAGCTCCTAAGTTATCTCTCTGCCAGATGCTCTAATGGTTAAAGCAGCAGCAGTGCCAGTTGTTGAAATAAAGCCACCAGATGCTAATACTTGCCCTACCAGCTCTGGGAACGTGTAAGTTTCATCAGGTGCGATAGCTCTAGTATCTACGATTAAGTTAGTAGCCCCTGCTGCACCACCAGATGACACTAGATTAACGCTAATCAATGCGTTTGATGCTGTGGTATTAGTCGCTGTAAACTTATCAATGATAGCTGTGCAGTTAGTCGCAGTATATTGCGTTGTCTGTGCAGCTTCCATCTGTTTAGAGCCAATGAGTGGTTTTGCTATTACTGCCATGTCTATCTCCTTAAACCGCTTCTGCGCCACTAGCGGTAATTGTTAAACCACCAGCAGACGCTTGTATTTGAATTGTATCACCTGCATCCATTACCTGTATGCCATCGTATTGCAAAGTGTTATTTAGAGGCACTGCTACATCATATAAAAATGCGTTAGCCGTTCCTGCTGCACCTGCTGATGGCACTAAGAACACTCGCACGTTAATAGCAGCAGCAGTTGTGTTAGCAATGCTTAACTCTTTAAGCAATGTACGTGTGGCTGCTGGTACAGTATAAAGCGTTGTAACGCCTACGGTGATGGCAGCTTGCCCTAGTTTGGTCGGGGTTATTACATCG